CAAGACGATATGGCGTTACCATTTGTCAGAATCTTAGGACAACTATCACCACAGGTAACTGAGGGTGATGGAAAGTATATAGAAGGTGCCAAACCTGGTATGATCTATAATACTGTTACCAGCGAGTTATACGATGGTAAAACAGGTATCAAGGTTATTCCTTGTTACTACAAAAAAGATTATCCTGAGTGGTCGGATAGAGGTGATGGTCCAGGTGCTCCTGTGGCTGTACATCTACCGAACAGTCCGGTAATCGCAACAGGTAAGAGAGATGGATCAAAGATTAGATTGCCTAATGGTAATTATCTTGAAGAAACAGCTTCTTACTATGTAATGATTGGAACAAAGTCAGGTGGTTTTACCCCTGCTTTGATTACAATGAAATCAACTCAATTAAATGTCAGTAAAAAATGGAATTCTATGATGAAAACCATACAAATAGCTGATGGCAAGGGTGGATTTGCTATCCCTCCTATGCACGGAGTTGTATATAACCTAGCATCTACACTACAAAAGAACGATAAAGGTTCTTGGTATGGTTGGGTTGTAACACAGGACAGAATTTTAGGACAGGAGGACAAGTCTTTGTATTTAGATGCAAAGAGTTTTTCCGGAAATGTATCTAAAGGGACCGTTCAAACAAAAGCTGATGTAGAAGAGAAGGCTAGTGAGGCAAGTCCTTACTAACCTAAATGAGGGGGATTGCAAAATCCCCCTTTACAAAGAAAAAAGAAATGATAATAAAAAAAGATAAATTCAAATCAATATTTTTAGGACTAGAAATAGCGTATGGACAATATCAACCAGGTGAACGGGGCGACAACGGAAAACAAAAAGGCAAAGCTTTTATTGTTCGTGGACAAGTCACAGACGAACTCTGGTCAAACCATCTTAAAGGAAAAGGACCAGCCCTTGGAATCATCCCTATCACAGAAGATAATAGTTGTAGGTGGGGCTGCATTGATATTGACGAATATAACTTTGATCATACTAGCCTCATTAAAAGTATTCGGAATTTTAAACTCCCATTAATAGTTTGCCGTAGTAAATCAGGCGGCGCACACGTATTTTTATTTACCAAAGAAAACATTCCTGCATCTTTGATGCAATCAAAATTAAAAGAAATGGCAATCATACTTGGATATGAAGGGTCAGAAATTTTTCCAAAACAAACAGAAATACTAGTGGATCGTGGGGACACTGGTAATTTTTTAAATCTACCCTACTACAATGAGATGAAAGGACTACGTTATGCTATCAACGATAATGGCGCCGGTTGTACAATTGAGGAATTTTATGAGCTCCATAGTATTTATGCTTGTACAAAAGAACAAGTCGAAGCAATCAAGACAGAAGAAAAAAAGATAGAAGAAGCATTTCCTGGAGGACCTCCTTGCTTAAACAAGTTAGCATCAACAGGTTTTGGTGAGGGTTCTAGGAACAATGCATTATTTAATATTGCGGTATATTATAAACAATCATCTCCAGATAGTTGGGAAGATGAAATTGTAAAAGCAAATATGAAATTTATGGAACCACCACTAAATAATAGTGAAGTTCAACAATTAATTAAATCAGTAAATAGAAAAGGCTACGACAAGTATAGATGTAAGGATGCTCCTATTAATGCAGTATGTCAATCAGGATTATGTAGAACAAAAAGATTTGGTGTAGGATTTGGTGAAGAAGAAATGCCTATGTTAGGAAGTCTTACAAAATATTCTTCCAAACCTCCGGAATGGTTTTTAGATGTAGATAAAAAAAGAATACAATTAAAATCAGAACAACTTTATAGTCCACAATTATTTGCATTAGCGTGTTTAGATCAAGCTAATTTAGTTGTACCTGTACCAAAACCAAAAGATTGGAAACAACATTTTTTAAAACCTATGATGACAGGTTTACAAGAAGTAGAACCTTTAGAATCTTTAGATCCGGTTAATGAACTTACAGGACTCTTGCAAGATTGGACAACTAATAGACAATCAGCAAGAACAATGGACGATGTATTTAATAAACTACCATATACAGATGAAAAAAGAGAATACACATATTTTAGAATGGAAGACTTTTATAATTTTTGTAAACGAAATCATTGGGAAAAAGACAAAAATCAAACAGGTAATTTAATAAAACAATTAGATGAATTTATAGGAGAAGAAAGAGTAAGAATTAAAAAACAACAACCAAGATTAATTAAAATTAAAACAATGAAACAAACCGATGCATCTGTATCTAAAGTTACATATCAAGAGGAAAATTTTTAATGAATAAAAATATAATACTTTTAAATCACGCAAAATGGTTAGAAAAAGAAGGTAAAATAAAACAAGCAAAGGAGTGTGAACAACAAGCATATGAAAACAATAATACTAGGTCCACCGGGAACAGGAAAAACAACAACGTTATTAAACCTGGTAGATCAATTCATACAAGACGGAATCAGGCCTAAACAAATAGGTTATTTTTCTTTTACAAAGAAAGCCGCAACAGAAGCAGCTAACAGAGCTGCAGATAAATTTAGTCTTGATATAGATAATGATTTAACATTTTTTAGAACTCTTCACTCTTATGCATTTAATCAACTAGGTATGACAAAAGAAAAAATGTTAGGAGCTGATGACTACAAAGAGTTTGGTGAGAAATGTGGCATACCTATTAAAGTTGCAAAGTTTTCTGATAGTGACGGTACATTTAATTCTGATAATGAATATCTTACAATTATAAATACAGCTGCTGTAAAACGTATGGACTTGTTAGATTATTATGATTCAAGAAAAAACATTTTAGATATTGAAAGAAATACATTATTTTTATTAGCAGAAGAACTTAAAAGATTTAAGAAAGAAAAAGGTTTAAAAGATTTTAATGATTTGTTAGAAGATTTCTTGACCAAAGAAAACCACAATAAATTCAAAGTTTTATTCATAGATGAGGCACAAGATTTATCTTTGTTGCAGTGGGAAATGGTGAGAAAGATTTGGAGTGAAGCAGAAAAAACTTACATAGCAGGTGATGATGATCAAGCCATATTTAAATGGGCTGGTGCAGATGTAGATCATTTTATTGCACTTAAAGAGGAGGTTGATGATATAAAAACTTTAGATCAATCTTATCGTATACCTGGTGGACCTATACACGAACTATCACAGAAAATAATAGGACAAGTACAAAATCGATTTGACAAAAATTATAAACCTAGAGGAGAAGAAGGAGTATTACGTAGATATTCTGATATTACACAAGTAGATATGTCAGAAGGCAATTGGTTAATTTTATCTTCTGCTAATCATTTTTTAGATCAAGTAAAAGAAGTATGTGAACTTAGAGGTTGGTATTATCAATTTAAAGGACGTAACTCTATACCATTAAAATTATTATTAGCATTAAACAATTGGGAACATTGGCGTAAAGGTGACTTACTAAATCACCTGGAGATAAAAAACATTTATGAATACCTTGGATCAAATGTATTAGAAGGATTTAGAAAAGGTAAAACATTACACTCTGATGACAAATATACTTTAAAAGAATGTCAAGAGCATCACGGTTTAATTATAGACAAAGTTTGGTACGAAGCATTTGAAGGACTAGATCCTATCACAGAGAATTACATTCGTAATATGAGGGCGAATGGTGAAACGTTAAATAAAAATCCTCGTATAATAATGTCAACAATACACGGAGCGAAAGGAGGAGAAGCCGACAAAGTTTTATTGATGCAAGACATAACAAACGCAGCACTTGAAACATTTAGTTATGATCCGGATGAATTACATAGATTATTTTATACTGGAGCAACAAGAGCGAAACGCGAATTGCACGTTTTGGATCCAAAGGATTTTGATAAGGCTTATATATTATGAGTAAAGTTTGGGATAAACAAATAGGCGGACAACACTACCAGAATTTTGTCATTCAGCCTAGTAAATTTGTGGTTGAAAACAAGTTGTTATTTCCGGAGGGATGCGCTATAAAATACATATGTCGTCATCCGTTTAAGGGAAAAAAAGAAGATTTGCTAAAAGCAATTCACTTTATCGAGATGATTATTGAAAGGGATTATAAGTGAGAAGCACGCAAATACCTCTGTTTACACCAGAGACGGAATGGGTTATGCCAGAAGAACTTAAAGATCTTACCGGGCATAAAGAAATAGCAATCGATTTAGAGACTAATGATCCACATTTAAAAGAGCTAGGCTCTGGTAATGTGACTGGAAAAGGGCACATTGCGGGCATTGCGGTGGCCGTAGAAGGCTGGTCAGGGTATTATCCGATACATCACGAGCAAGGTGGTAATATGGACAAAAAACTGGTCCTTTCTTGGTTAAAGGATGTATGCAATCAACCTGATACTACCTTTATATTTCACAATGCAATGTATGATATCTGTTGGTTAAGGTCTGCAGGTATTATTGTTAAAGGTAAAGTAGTTGACACTATGATAGCAGCATCTTTGATTGATGAGAATAGATTGTCTTATCAATTAAACACACTGTCTAAATTTTATATTGGTATGGGTAAAGATGAGAGTGTTCTTAATGCAGCAGCAAAAGAATATGGACTCGATGCTAAAAAAGATATGTGGAGACTGCCTGCACTTTTTGTTGGACAGTATGCAGAACGAGATGCAGAATCTACACTTAAACTTTGGAAAAGATTAGAAACAGAACTATATCAAGAAGAGTTGTGGGATATATTTAACTTAGAAACAAGGTTGTTTCCGTGTCTTGTTGATATGAGATTCAAAGGTGTGAGAGTTGATTTAGAAAAAGCAGACAAACTTAAAAAAAATCTTATGGAACGAGAAGCAAAGATCGTTGGTAAGATTAAAAGTTTAACAGGAATTGATGTAGAGATACACGCAGCTAGATCTATTGCAAAAGCATTTGACAAATTAAATATGCCATACGATAGAACAGAAAAAAGTAAAGAACCAAGTTTTACAAAAAACTTTTTACAAAATCATCCACACGAATTACCAAAATTAATTGCTGATGCAAGAGAGATAAACAAAGCTCACACTACATTTATAGATTCAATAACTAAACACGCAGTCAATGGTAGAATACACGCAGACATAAATCAAATACGATCAGATGCAGGTGGAACAGTGACAGGTAGATTCTCTATGAGCAATCCAAACTTACAGCAGATTCCAGCGAGGCATCCGGAACTCGGACCGATGATTAGATCTATATTTATTCCAGAAGAAAAAACTAAATGGGGTTCATTTGACTACTCACAACAAGAACCAAGAATTTTAGTACATTACGCAAAACTACAAAATTTAGCTGGTGTTGATGAAATTGTAGACGCATACAACGCCGGAGACGCTGATTTCCACCAAGTCGTAGCAGATATGGCAGGCATAAAAAGAAAGCAAGCCAAGACGATTAATTTAGGTCTTATGTATGGAATGGGTAAAAATAAATTAATGGCAGAGTTAGGATTAATGAAAGATTCTGCAGAAAAATTGATAAAACAATATCATACTAAAGCACCATTTGTAAAACAACTTATGGATAATGTATCTCGTAAAGCAAATGATCGTGGTAAGATTAGAACTTTACTTGGCAGGGCCTGTCATTTTGATTTATGGCAGCCAGTACAGTTTGGTGTGTTTAAACCTTTACCATTAGAGATGGCAAGAAAAGAATATGATGAACCGTTGAAGCGTGCTTTTACTTACAAAGCATTAAATAAATTAATACAAGGAAGTGCAGCAGATATGACAAAAAAGTCTATGGTTGCATTGTATGAAAATGGTATAATACCACACATACAGATTCACGATGAGGTAGATATCTCTGTTGAGTCTAATGAAAAAGCAGAAGAAATTATTGAGATAATGGAATCTGCAGTTGAATTAAAAGTTCCTAACAAAGTAGATTATGAGTCGGGGGCTAACTGGGGTGAAATTAAATAGTGGCTTATTTAAATGCAAACATACCAATTATAGAATGTTACGTTCGAGGTAACTATCTACGAGATCAAAAAGATTCACACGATAAATATTTTGAGGTAGGAATATTTGGTTTTAGTTCTATACCAAACAGAGTACCTATGTTCCATTTTTTAATGGAAGATGGTGGTCTATGGTGGCGAGCACCTATATCTGCTTTCTGTACTAAACCTGGAGTAAAAGAATTACCACTTGATGAATTAGTTATGTGGGATTGTTTTAGTTACAATGTAAGTGTCACAACTTTTTATGAAATTGCAGGATGTACAATGCAATATAAATCTAGACGTAATGTAAAAAGAAAAGGTAAATATTTATTTACAATAGATTGGTGCGCAGGAGACTTTAATGAATTAAATTTTGGTTATTCTGAAAAACCAGATCAACATAAGTGTGGTCACGTTATAGAATTAGAAGACGGAAACTACGCAATACAGCCAAATAATAGACTAAAGATATATGATCCTTCTATGGGAGTGGACCCAAACAAAACCTTGATTAATAGATTAGTAACGGATAAAATATACTCCGTAGAAAATTCTGCAAAATGGATCACAGACGAACACGAAAAGGGTATGTACGACTATGATCTTAAAAACTTGGAGGAAAATAATGATTGATAAATACAAAGAAAAATTTATGATTTGGCAACTACACTACAGAACAGAAATTATTATTGCTGTTGCTGCATTTGTGTTAGGAGCTGTAATCTTTTAATAAAGGACTTTATGCCTTATGAACTTAGCGGATCTGTTAAAGAAAAATATTGTTATGGTACCGGTGGTGGCTTCAGTGCTAGTCGGAACATTTACGGGCGTCAAATACATTGTTAATTTAACAGACACAATCAACGGCAACAAAGCACAAATAGAAAAAATTCAATCAGTCGATCTTGTAAATATAAAAAGAGATATGGCTGTGCTTACAGAAAAAACTAACACAATCCTACAAAAACTAGAACGAGCAGAAGGCACTTGGGAGATGGCTGAAAACTTGTATGAACTATTAGCTAATCGTGTCAATGACCTGGAGTGGGATGTAAAAGATTTAAATAGAGAAATAAATTATTAGGATGAACTATGGAGATTGCCAGGATGAATTATTATTTTACAGGAATATTAATAGTTTTAATAACCTTACTAGCTTTGTTTGGTGGACCTGCACATAGTAAAAACGAATATCTTAATGAGTATGGTGTAAGATGTGGTGAAATAGATTTATCTGTTGAACAAAGAGATACAGATTATAATTATTCTGATAGCAACACACACGAAAATCAAAACTTTAGATTAACTTTTAGAAAATATTTAGGCACCGATTGTAAAACTTCAAAAGAGAATGTACAATTAAAACAACAACTTGAGCTGATGAAGATGTGTAACAAAGTAAATCGAAATCCTAGTCTTGCATTAAATGAAAACTTTGCTTTACTTGTATCTAAATGTAGAGGTGTCATACCAACTGAAGTAGAAGAAGCCAGACCTGCAGAAAAAAATACTTGGAAAGGTATGAAAAAAGATTACCTAGAATCTAATCCAGAGGCTAAAACTATGGATAATACAACATTGAAGATGCCTCCAAAAGATTATATACTGCCTCTACCAAAACCAAAAGTAGATGACTAAACCATTAAAAATTTCTGAAGAAGCTGCAGTGCAAATGCCGATGAAGACCGTAGCGTCTTTGATCGCGCTTGTTGCAATTGGAACGTGGGCATATTTTGGTATTAATGAGAAACTCAATCAACACAGCACAAAATTAGAATTGTTTGAAAAAGATTTACAACACAATACAGAATTTAGAATCAAATACCCGCGTGGAGAATTAGGTCAGTCTTCCGGGGAGGCGGAGCTTTTTATGTTGGTGGAACATATCGCAGGATTATTAGATGAGCTAGAAGTAGAAGTTAAGAGTATGAGAAACAACGCTGTTAACATAGAATTTTTACAAGAAAGAACAAAGAAGCTTACAGAAGATGTAGAAAAATTAATTAGAAACGGGAACGGTCATCAATGATAGAGATTGTATTTGCATTAATACTAGAATTAAACGGAACAATGATAGAGCACGTGCATAAAGATTCATTAAACGCTTGCCTCAAATCAAAGCGCGTGGCTAAAAAAGAAGTAAATCCAGAGCGAGTAGTGTTCAAATGTAAAAAGGTAGAAGCAGAAACAGAAGTTTACCAAGGTAGAAAAAGAATTATAAGGATAATAAAATAAAATGCCAAAGAAAAATAAATTTAAAATAGAAGCAGAAATTGTAAATGGTAAGTGTCCTACGTGTGATCAGTTCACAATGTTAGTTGGAATCTCTCAAGATTTTTTTAGATGTATGAGTTGTGGTTCAGATTTAGAACAACACATTAATGGTAAGATAACTTATTTACCTGTCATCACAGCCCCCGCAGATGGTGCTAAACCTTTTGTAAAAGAATGGGTAGACGATGGCTAAAAAATGGAAAGAGCACATAGCACACGAACCTATTTTTAACAAAACGTCGATTGGACGTAGACCTAGTTTATGCAAAATGAACAAATCAAAACGCAAAAATTTTAAAAAATACCGTGGCCAGGGACGTTAATGAAATTTATATTAAGTTTAATTATATGTTCGCAGGTAGCGGGCAGTTGTTTGGACCCATATCAATGGCCTGAATCATTTAATAATCAATATGATTGTATGGTATTTGGTTATGAAGAATCTTTAAAAAAAATACAAGATATAGGGCCTGAAGAGGTTAACAAGTACAATATGTATGTGAGGTTTATTTGTATGCCTCAAACTACCATATAAAATTACAACTTAGAATTGTTCTAACTTGTCTGCTCGTCCCAAGAAAGGGACGAACAAACAAAAGGTGTGAGAAGAGACTTTCTTTCTATCTTAAAAATTATTTACTTGCAACCCTTGTTTTATTATTGTAAATTCCCATATATGAGAAGAACAAAACAAAGAAAGGAAATATGAGATACACGTATAAAGTAAGAGAATTAACACCACATACAGAAGATAGTGTAGATGTTGGTGAAGTAAAAGAAATGCAAGCAATGTCTTTTAAAAAATTACAACGTAAGCTTGATTCAAAAAAAAAATATTTTATAGAGTATAAAAATAAAAAAAATAATCATATATCTAAAACAATAGAAGGGAGAAACAATGGCTGATCCAGCAAAATATAAATCTCTATCAGTTAACAAAGCTGACTGGGAACAACTAGGTATACTTGCTACAAAAACTAACAGGACCCGCTCTAAAATGATCGGAAGACTTATTAGATTTTTTTTAGACAACAAAAGTGGTAAA